AACTCTCTGTGCCTCAACTCTCTGTGCCTCAACTTGTCTCTGTTGTTGTGCTGCTCTCTCCTCTTCTACTCTCTGAGCTTCAACTCTAGCTACTTCGGCTTGTCTCTCTACCTCTACCCCTGCTTGTTTCTCGGCAGCAACAGTAGCTCTATTAGCACCCATAGGGTCAAAAGAAGGATTAGTTCGGATAGCATTTCTATAGCTATCTACTACCATATCAAACTCGTGAGTATCTGGAGTAACTCCGTGACTCTGGGCATAATTAGCAGCAGCTTCATAACTACCTACATTAAACTGACCCTCACCACCTAAGTTATCGTTGTACTTAGGATTATAATTTTGTAAATCTTCGGCTGATTTAACTTGACCACCTAAGTCAGGAGATAAGAAGTTAAAGATACCTCCAGCTAAAGGATTAACCATACTGATACCTGCACCTAATAGACCACCTTTAGAATTAAAACCTTGGAGGTAATCTAACCCAGGCATAAGACCACCTAAGCCTTGTGTATTTAATGCTGTACCGATTAGTGACCTTTCTGATAGAGGATTATTTATGTACTCTAAGGCTGTCCCTTTAGTGGCCATATCAAAGGCTCTATTACCTGTCAGACCTGATATGCCTAGTAAATCTCTTGCATTTTTATTGCCAGTAAACTGACCAAACATACCTAATGCCTGTCTTCCATTATTATAGGCATCTCTACCTATGCCTAATGTTTCAGCACCAAATTGACCTAATGACTTATTACCGAAGTCAAATACTCTTCCTCCTTCTCTCCAACCACCGCCTATATTAGACAATACACCTGGATTAAAAGACATTCCTAAGTCTGAATTACCGAAAGAAAAGTTAGAGTTACCAAAAGAATTACTGATTCCATCTAGATTACTACTTCCATCAGAACTACTATTCCAAGGAGTATCATTATTATTAAAACCATCAGAGGAAGAACCACCTGCTACTCTATTACCAAAGAAGTCAAATTCTTTTCCACCTGTAACACCAAATCCTGCCCTATCAGGCTCAGGCATAGTTCTAGAAGTACCTGTATTAGGGTTATAGAAGGGTTGACTAGTAGGGGCATTGTAGTTAGCTAATGGTCTATCAGCTACAGGAGCATCTCCACCTGTATAAGGATTGTTATTGAATACATTAGTAGTAGGGGCAGGGTTAAATAGATTAGCAGATGTGGCCTGTGAAGGATTAACTAGGCTATTAGAACCTAAAAGCTGACTTAAGTTCTCTAGAGGATTAGTTACAAGACTACCACCTGATGATAGAGAGGTATCTTGAATCTCAGTACCTTCTGCATCAAAAGATTTAGGTATATATCTCTCTGGATGGGATACTGCTTCTGCTGCCTCAAATGGATTCATCTTTTATCCTATGTTAGGTCTAAGTCAATAGTACAGAACATATATGCACCGTCAGATACACACCTGACTAAGTCAAACTTATTAGAACCTGAAGTAATGGTAGGATTGTTACCACCATTGAAACTAAAGTTAGCACTGAAGGTTACATCATATGCACCTTGGTTCTTAATGATGAAGTCAGCCTTAGCACCTGCAGTCTGGTTAGAGACATCTAATGTATAGCCAGTACCTTGCACATTAACGATGAACGTATCTGTATTTAATAAGTTAGCTGTTTGATTAGAAGATAGAGAGATAGTCTCAGAAGCCGTAGGATGAGCTTTAGTGAATGTTTGTGGTGTATCTAATGTAACTACTGTCTCACCACCTACAGTCGCTGTAGTGGCTGTTAAGAGATTAGTTACGAAGTTCTCTGCGGCATCACCATTAACGTCTGCTTTAGAGTTGACTGCTGTTCTTACTGCTGTAAATTCAGTATCGAAGTCAGAACCTGAGATTACCTTACCAGGGTCTGTATCTAATAGTGCATCCTTTCCTGACCATCCTACTGCTATAGTATAATTACTCATCGTGTCTTTCCTTGTTTAAATAATAAAGCTAATGATTGTAGGGAAGCCTTATACCCTTTAGTTACTCCATCCATCTCTAGTCTAAGATACTTAGCTGAACCTGATAATGGAATACTGTGTTCTTTTAATCCGTGGATAGGAGCATACTTAGCTGTAGCATATAATCCAGATCCCCAAGTAGAGGGTGTACCACTCAAGGCAGGGTTAAGCTTAAAGGTAGGTGATAGCTTAGGTGCTAACTCAAAGTCCTTATATAATCTTAAACCAATATCTGTACCTTGACCACCAGAGATAACCATAATCAATCTCTTTAGGATTGAAGCCTTCTCTAGGTCAGGACTCAAAGATAACCATACTGTAGATATACTACCTGTATAAGGGTTAGAGGTATATACATTAGAACCTGAATAGTCCATATCGTAATAACCTTCATAACTAGCTATTCTACCTGCCTGTTGACCTACTAATAGACCGTAGTCCTCAGAATATAGTAGACTAGCTGGGTCTCTATCTGCAGCGAACGTCCACTTAGTTACTCTAGGTACTTGCTGTGTAGGTCTAGCTGCATCACTAGTTGTATACTGAATGTCAAATACATAGGTTACATTTCTATCTACGAAAGATAATAAGTATAATCCTTCTGCATAATAGTAAGCTGACTTAACATTTCTAGATGCTTTTACGTGAGAGATAATCTCATCTTTAACTGTGACAGATATATCTCTAAGGGGTAGTTTGTCTGACTCTGCAGTCCTAATTAGAGACCTAACACCTGTATCAGATAAGAAGTATAAATCATTACCGATAGCCTGAATTGAATCTCTAGAAGCACAACCAATACCTCTGATTACTTCGTCTAGAGCCATATCAGTAGGCTCAGTAGGGAACTTATAGATAGCTATGTTCTCCTTACCGAAGATAACTAAGTTACCCATATAAGGATGAATAGCTACAATCTCATCGTGACCCCATACAGTCTTTAGGTCGATACCACCAGCAGAACCAGTGGACCATTTATGTGAATCTAATAAGTCAGAGTAATATAGAACATCCTTCTCTTCTGTGATACCACCTGCCCATATTCTGCCGTAGTAGCCTAAGCCACACGAAGGGTCGAAGGTAGTTACACCTGCAGGAGCTGTATAAGAAGCATCATCTTTAACCTTACCCCAACTACCTGACTCATAATGTAATATATCCAAACCACCCTGGAAAGCTAATAATTCATTATTGAAATTCTGAAACTGCCAGTCTGAAGTTGACCCTCCAGTAGCGAATGCAACACCAAAAGCATTATCTTTATCAGTTAAATCTAACTCGTGTATATTACCTGATATAGCACCAAATATCTTATTTACAGTACCATTATAATGCTCTACCATAGAGCCAATCTTAGCACCACCATTTAGTGACTTCTGTTTCAATCCCTTACGGAATGTAACTTTACCACCTTCAGTATATACGATGTTGTCTGCCTTAGTGAACCAAGTGGCTCCTAGTGCTGTAGGGTTAGTCTGTGAGTCTAAACCATTGATACCGATAGTATCTAAAGGGACTACATTTAAGACCTTACCATTAATTGACATACCAATCTCTCTCATATTCCATATTAGAAGAGTCTAACTGAACAGCCATATTTAGTGCATCTCTAGCTTCTGCAGCTACACCTGATGAGATAGTACCACCATCTTCACCACGTTCAGCGATAGCTCTAGACCAAGCACCTAAGATAGTTGGTTGTGATGGCGTACGTAATACCTGTGATGCTTCTTTTAATTCTTTCTGAGCACCTACAATATTGAATGAGATAGTCTGTGTACTGTTAGGTACAGGGTATAGGTCTATATTGAAGTCAGGCTCTCTAGACTTAGATGCTTGAGAGATACCGTTGAAAGCATAAGCAGTAGGTTCACCTGAAGCAATTTTAGCGATAGGAAATGTCTTATCATTAATCCAATTGTTAGTCACTTGTTCTAATGTTTGACCTGTCTCCTGACAGATGACATCTAATACCTTGAAAGATACACCTGCACCACGTAAGGCATCACCTAGTGTATACTGCATATTACCTGCTTTAGTCTTGATGTTGAATGACTCTCTTAGAGCCTGCCAATCGTGATATGATTCCACTTGTTTCTTTGAATCATTAACTAACTCACCGATTAACTTTTGGTAGTCAGTAACTGTAGTTGAATCATATAGGTCACCAGACCAATCAGAATCAATAGTATCTTCTCTGAGTCTACGTAAGACACTGTTGATTATTTCTCTATATGTCATTTAATCTCCTGTTTATATTTACCTTTAGCTTTAGCATAACCACTTCTTCTAGCTAACCAAGGACCTATTAAGTTTGTAATTATCAGGAAGGCTACAAATGCCCATACGATGTCTTTACCCCACGAGGTAGCTACGTATGCCACTGCTTGCTCTTTCGTCTCTATATCGGCAACCTTAGGCTCATCAGGTACTAATTCATCATATGCCATACTGGTGGCTAGGTTAGCTACAGCTGGTATTGGTCCTGCTATTAAATATGTCACACCTGTAGTCGCTACAGACTTACCTGCATTCCTAAGCTCTAGTGAGGAACACCCACTAAAAAGAATAAGCAATAGTAATATAGATAGTTTCTTCATATAATAGCCCAGTTAATTGGTAGAGTCCATACGTCATACAGGAAGAATCTGCTTGTGCCATTCGTTAGTTCTACCCATATCACCGCTCATTAACCTTATCAAACAACTTCTCAATCAAATGTTTA